TTACAGCACCTTAGAAAGTGTTGACAAATAATCGAAAAATCCGTATAATAGCTGTATAGTTAATAACAAGGAGCCAATAGATGCAAACCATTATCCGTATTAAAGCTGGTACCTATCGCAATCAAAATTGCGCAGGTATGACTTTTGAACTGGTACGGCAGTTTGAACAAACCGCAAAAAACTCCTTTGTCACCGTCAAGAACGGCGGTGCATTTGAAGGATTTCCTGAAAATATCCGCATTAACGTTAAAAGCCCTGCGGATTATGAATTCGTCAGCGGTGATGTTGATGCGGTAGCTGCTGTAGAGCTTGCCCAAGCTGAGTCCAATGAGACTGATGAGCAAGCCATTAACCGTATCCGTGAGCGTTTTGAGATATTGACAGCGATGACCCAGGCTGCTACTGTGGGCGATATTCGCGCTATGATTGTTAGTGGTCCGCCTGGAGTTGGTAAGAGCCACGGTGTTGAGCAGGAAGTTGAACGTGCCTGTTTGGTGGACCAAATTGCTGGTCGCCGGCTGCGAGCCGAAGTGGTTAAAGGTAGTGCTACGGCAATTGGTCTGTATCAGACGCTTTACAAATACAGTGATTCTAACTGTATGGTAGTGTTTGACGACTGCGACAGCATCCTGCTGGACGACGTCTGTTTGAATCTTCTTAAGGGTGCGCTGGATTCGGGTAAGAAACGCCGCATCAGCTGGCTCAGCGAAAGCCGTGCTCTTAAAGAGGAAGGCATTCCTAACAGTTTCGACTTTAAAGGTTCGGTGATTTTCATTACCAACCTTAAGTTTGATAAAATGAAGAGTCAGAAACTCCGCGACCATTTGGACGCTCTGCAAAGCCGCTGTCACTATCTGGATCTCACGCTGGATACTATGCGTGATAAGATCCTGCGTATCAAACAGATTGCTGATGATGGCGCACTGTTTGATGGCTATGATTTTTCGCAGATTGCGCAGGATGAGATTTTGGAGTTTATGACTAAGAACCAAAATAAACTGCGTGAGATGAGCCTGCGGATGGCCCTTAAGATTGCGGATCTCCGTAAGAGCTTTCCGCTGAAATGGGAACTCATGGCGCAGACCACTTGCATGAAGTCGGCGGTTTAATAAGGAGACTATGATGACACTGGATCGCACAACGGTTTATATTGTAACATCTTTGGCTGCTGTTATTATCGGCTTTATTGTTTGGATAGTGTTTATGTCGGCACAACACTCGACCGAACGACAAAAACTGATGCCAGATTGTGAGTATTTGGGGGAGCCAAAGTATTTGCGCAACATATCGTTTTTTGACTGCAATGGAACGATTGTATTGAAGCGATTTAAGAAATGAATGAAGAACAATTTATCCAAACCTATATAGCCACTTTTCTCGCCAGCTATATGGCACAGCGATATGAACGTGACTGCGCCGCTGGACATCCAGGTGAACCTTATAACCATCAACCCATCGAGGATGCAAGGCATTTGGCAAAGTGTGCGTGGAAACAACTTCAAGAAATTGGTGAATAGTATGGAATCGCCACTATAGATTGGCTCCTGAGGCGATTCTTTTTTTACCCCACTTCGGTGGGGTTTTTTTGATCTCTTAGGTAAATAATGTTATACTGACTCATGTCTATACAATTCCCATACATAGAAGATTATATTCAATTCATCGCCGGTTCTAAGGTGATTTCCAATGGCAGTTTGATAAACGCAAATTACGGTACAGAATCACCACTACGTCTAGCTACCTACGATGTAGAAATCCTAAAGAGCTTTTCCAATCAGATTAATAGCCAAATTGGCTTTACAGAAAAACAGGCTGCATTGGCTCAAAGGATCTGCTACAAATATAGGAAACAACTAGCATCGTTGGATCCCAGCATTATAATCCACGATAACTTTGCAACATTCAAAATTCCTATACGCAAGGTAGATGTCAGCAAGATATTGAAGCTAAGAGATAATAAACTTATCCTTAAGTTTCCATTTGATACAAAATTAATTGACCTAATTAGAGAACAAAGCAGGGATGGAGTAGGTCAATTTGAATTCAACAAGGAAAGCAAGGAATGGTCTATTGCTTTGACTGAACATAATGTGAACTGGGCAGTTACCGTTGCAGCTAACTTTGATATATCTGTTAGCAGTGAAGTGGCTGACCTTTTTGAACTTATTGTTGAGTGTGAGAAAATACCATTTGAGATTAAATTGCGTGATGCTGGCGATAAACTAACCATAGATAATGCAGATAGTAACTTGGTGGAATACATCGAACAGCATCTTGGTGGTTTCGGTAAAGAAAACTTATTTGCTCTAGTGGACAATGCCAGCGTATTGGGTTATACTGTGGATGCTGGCCTAGAGTATCGTACTTTAGCCGGTATTGACGATGATACTGCTAGATTGGTTAAATCGCGCGAGTGTGCTTTTACCAACAATGAAAAAATATTTGAAACCATTATGCAGTACGCTGAAAAATCAAACAGGCTACCTGTTTATATCTACAGTAATGGTACACCTAAACCTGACACTGATAAAATTAAATACTTGAAACTGAACAATGGTACTGACATCAGACCGAAACTATTAATTACTCAAAGTAGGTTAATGATAGGTAGTACAAAACAGGCTTGGCTAAGAAATGCAGAAAAGGTTATTGTAATTGACAAAACAAATTGAGTTAACAGTAAACTCTAATAAATTTACTATTCAATTATATGATAACCCCATTGCAGATTTTGTAAGCAAGTGTTATTATCACCTTCAGCATCTAGATTTTACTAATAACTTTTACGATAACCCGTACAACGATATACGCTACAACTCTGATGAATTAGATTCACAATTAGTAGATATTGCAACTCAGTTAGGTATCAGTATTGAAAAGAATAAACTGAAATCTCAACAATATCTAAATTATCTTCATAGTTTGTTTGAAAAGGGATATGATGGAAAGAATGCAGTTTGGTTAAGTTATCATGAATCAATTCATATCAGAGAGCGACTTAATGATGACCTTTTTCAATCAGAATATTTTAGAATTGATTTTAGACAAAAGGCTGGCAGATTACACAAACCCTTTGACCGTAACTTTTTGGAATATGGTCAAACCACTATAAACAGAGGTCAATGTTATCTAATATGGTGTGAGTTAGGCAAAACACCATATGTTTATTTTAGAGATGGTGAACCAGACAACCTACAACGACTTTGTGAGTTAGCCAAACCATGGTTAGAACTAAAACCAATCCTGCATATCAGTCTGCAGGATAAAAATTTCTACAAAAGATATAAAAAAGAAGTTGAATTTGAGCAATGGTTTGAGAAATATAAGTCAGACTGGTGTAGACATTGGAATATAAGCAACTGGTCAGTGAAAGAAATGTTCAGCGTGATTCCAGTTGGTGAAATAGATAATATAGATTTATTTGACAAAACACTGCAAAACAAAGTAACATATATCAAGGTTGCGCTGAAAGAATAAACACAAGGATATTTTAGGTTGACTAAATGTACAATAAAAATCACAGATGAGGTAAATTGTCAAATATCAGGTCTTGAACTTACTCTACGTAAAAAACTTGTAGACAAGTTTAAATTTGAAATACCAGGGGCACGATACCAACCCAGTGTTAGATTAGGCCGTTGGGACGGTAAGGTTGCTTTCTTTAATTTAGGTGGTTCAACCTACATTAATTTACTACCTGAAATTCTTCCTCTAATAGAACAATATAATTATGATGTAGAATTAGATGATACTAGAAGTTATTCCACAGTATTTGAATTTGACTCTGTGGAGGAAAATAGCTTCCAACATATAGCGTGGCCCAAAGGTCATACCTTAGCGGGCCAACCCATAATGCTGCGGGATTACCAAATTGAAATTATCAACAAATTTCTAAGTAACCCGCAATGCATACAGGAAGTGGCCACAGGTGCCGGCAAGACTATTATTACCGCTGCACTTAGTCAAAGGGTTGAGAAATATGGTCGCAGTATTGTTATCGTACCTAGCAAAAGTCTAGTAACACAAACAGAAGCCGACTACATTAATCTAGGTTTAGATGTTGGGGTATTGTTTGGCGACCGCAAAGAATACTTTAAAACTCATACTATCTGTACTTGGCAAAGTCTTCTTCATCTATTAAAAAATACTAAGAATTTTGAAACTGATGTTACCATTCATGAGTTCCTAGAAGGGGTAGTTTGTGTAATGGTTGATGAGGCTCACAGTGCAAAGGCTGATGGACTCAAAAGTTTGTTAGGCGGTGTATTTGCTAAAGTGCCTATTCGTTGGGGGTTAACTGGTACCATACCCAAAGAGGATTTTGCTTATCAATCCTTGTTCTGTTGTATTGGTCCATTGGTAGGTAAACTCAGCGCCAAAGAGTTACAGGATGCTGGTCATCTCAGTAATTGCCATGTAAATGTAGTTCAGATGGTGGATTATGTTGAATATAAAAATTATCAGGAAGAATTAAAGTATCTGTTAAGCACTGAAGCTAGAATTGATTACATAGCGGGATTAATAAATACCATTGCGGATAGCGGAAATACATTAGTATTGGTTGACCGTGTTGAGCCAGGCAAACAACTAGCCAGCAAGATAAAAAATGCGGTATTTGTTTCTGGCAATACCAAAGCAAAGGATCGTAAGGAAGAATATGATGAAGTGGCTGTTACAAATGATAAAGTCATTGTGGCAACATACGGCATTGCTGCTGTTGGTATTAACATACCCCGCATTTTTAATCTTGTTATACTTGAACCAGGAAAAAGTTTTGTCCGTGTTATCCAAAGTATTGGCCGTGGTATAAGAAAAGCTGAAGATAAGGATTTCGTGCAGATTTGGGATATTACCAGTACCTGCAAATTCAGTAAACGCCATCTTACAAAACGCAAACAGTTTTACAAGGAAGCTCAATATGAGTTTTCCATACAAAAAGTAGAGTGGCATTGACATTCTAGTAAATTACTATATAATAACAATATGAGATTATTGACTTTAGACAACAACACTAGCTATGAGCTAAATGAAATTCCAGAAGAAGTAGACGATATTAGATTCTGTGTTTTAGATAACTCTGATCCCAAAGATCCAGACTATTACTATATTCCCCTAATATTTCTAGAAAGCTTCAACAGTCCTGCATTGGTATTGAAGATTGGTGAGCATGTTATAAAAATGCCCATTGATTGGCAATTATTGATTGGTGAAGCGGATATGGGTGATTTAGAAGTAGTGCCTTTAACCAGTATAAATGACCGTGGGTTCAGTGCATTTACATTTAATCCAATCAGCAGTTATAAGCCAGAGTTTAAACCAGTTGAAGTAATTGACATCTACAAGGAAGTTCGTTGGTATTTTCCAAAACTTAAACCTGGACAAATGTTAGCAGTACCATTGGAACACGGTGTGCCTGAGCCTTTATGTGCGTTTTTTGTTAAGGATATCAGTAGACAAAGTGAAGTGGTAAATTATTCAAAAACATGGTAGTATGACAAAATATATCTACGAAAGTCCAGATGGAGGGAAAACCATACGTCAAAGAACGTTTGGAGATCTATTAACCTCAACTACTTATTCTTCCAATGATGTGCGTGATAAGATGAGAGAAGATCAACTATGGTATAATATTCGTCAAGCAGCAAAGGACAATCCTGCATTGCAAGAAGTATTAGAACAAGCTATAATAATTTATACCTTAGGAAAAAAGGAATAAAATGAACAAACTATCTGTTGGCAATGAAATGGCACAGTTGGATTCTAAAAACCGTAATTTTTATGATGAATTAAATGAGAACGAACAAAAGAAATTCAGTGCATATCTATGTATGCGTTATGCTGCCAGTGTAGAAGGTTCTCCAGATCTTCAAGAATGGTATCTACGTGCTACCAATGAAAGAGTAAATAAAAACTTGTTTGACATTAGCCACCATCCCAAATTGCAGTGGTTATGTCTAACCACAGTAAGTTTAAACCTAGGTGAATTTAAACATTACTGGCAAGCCAACAAGAAAAAAGATTCTGGCAGTAATAAGGTTAAAAAGTTTTTGTATAAATTATATCCTCATCTAAAAGATGATGAAATCAATTTGATGGCTGAACTCAATGATCTAGCTACACTTAAACAGCATGCTAGAGAAATGGGTATGAGTAACGAAGAAATCAAAAAAGAACTAGGATGAGTTATACCTGCAAATATTGTAAAAGAAGCTTTACCAAAGAAAGCACTCTAACAGCGCATGCCTGCGAACAAAAATTAAGATTTCAGCAGGAAAAAGAAGTGGGGGTTCAATTGGGGTTCAAAGCTTATCTACGGTTTTATGAAATAACGCAAGGCAGTGCAAAATTCAAAACTTATATTGATTTTGCCGGTAGCACATTTTACAAAGCCTTTGTAAAATTTGGTAGACATCTAGTAGATATTAAGGTAGTAAATGCTTCTGCATTTATTGACTGGTTGCTGAAAAATAATAAAAAATTGGACCACTGGTGTCATGAGAAACATTATGCAGAATGGTTATTTCAATATCTCCGTAAGGAAGCGGTACAGGATGCTTTAGAGCGCTCGTTACGTGAGATGCAGGATTATGCAGATAGCAATCAAGAACTTCAAGGTAATTTTGTTGACTTTTTTAGGCGTGGTAATAGTAACCGTATATGTCAATATATCGCCAATGGCAGAATCAGTGCGTGGGTAGTATATAATTGTCCCAGCGGTATTGCATGGCTTGATACCCTAAATGAAGAACAAATAGCCATAATAATATCTTATATTGATCCTGATTTTTGGCAGCAAAAATTCAAAAATTATGTAGCGGATGCTGAGTGGTGTAAGGATATTCTTAAGAAAGCAGGACTATGAAATTTGATTCAGACATTGATATTGACTTTGCCAACAGAGATCAAATTCTTAAGGTTATCAAACATATACCTGCCAGCATGATCAAAGATAAATTACAAAAACATGCTACTGGGATTTATGTTACTGATATTCCCGTAGATCCTTATACTGGTTGGGCCAGTTTGGATTATCAAACCGCAGAGCAAAGAGGCTATGTCAAACTAGATTTTCTCAATGTCAACATATATAATCAAGTTCGTGATGAAGCACATTTACTTGAGTTGATGCATAAAGAACCGCAGTGGGATAAACTTTATGAGAAGGAATTTTTTCAGCAGTTAATTCATGTGGGTGCGCATTATGACACCTTAATTAACATGCCAGAAGCTGTAAATAGCATTCCAAGAATGGCCATGTTTCTCAGTGTAATTCGTCCTGCGAAAAGACATTTAATTGGGAAAACATGGTCAGAAATAGCAGAAACTGTTTGGCAAAAACCTAACGAAGGCTACTACTTTAAAAAGAGCCACTCAATCAGTTACAGCCATCTTGTGGTAGTACATATGAATCTGCTGTGTGAAGCAGCTAAATTACCCGACGAACCAACGTAATACTACGTCTTTTGCTACGTTTTTGTGCGTTTTCTTTGAGGCTAATAGCAGGCCCGTATTTTAAAATTACATCTTTGCTATTAAATGTTTTCAGTGTTGGTCTAAACTGTGCCCAATCTATTTTCAAAAAAATGTTGATTGGGACCATTCTATTACTTTCCCACCACCAAGTTTCTCCCAGTTCTAAGTAGGCTATCTTTTCCTGTTCTGTTTTTAGTACAGCATAGTCATAAATGCTGGTTATAACATCATCAATATTTTGGATGATGCCTATATATTCGTTGCCCCCATAAGTTAAAAAGCTAAGGAACGGGTATTGATCAAGTAGGTTTTTATAGTCTATTTCCACATGGGTATTTATGGGTTTTGATTAGTCCCTTATCAATTTTCTTTAAAACTAAATATATGATGCAACAAATAAACAGTTATCTTTATGACAATACCGTATTGGTCCAGTATGATCTTGACCCAGAAATCTTGCAAAGGAACAGAGTAGTGTACACACGAACCCTACAATTATACAAAGGAATAGACAATCTGCTAAAAATTAAAGTGCAGAATGGTGACCAAAAGCCAGTTAATATAACTGGTTATGAATTAACATTTAATATGGTAAATGACTATGTTAATACCAACGCAAATGTCGTTTTGAGTGCTAATGTAACCATAGTAAATGCAAATGCGGGGTTAGGCAGTGTAACCATAAGCAGTTTGGATCTAGTTCAATTAGATAGAGAGCAATACATCTACAATGTAAAAATCAACAATGGTTCAGCAAATATAGCAGCCTATGTGGATGACAATTATGGAGCAAGTGGGCAGATTATGATTTCTAGTTGGAGTTATCCTGTGGATCAGCCAGCTGAATTAGATTTGGGCCAAATAGAGGATGGCACAGTATCTGCAATTTATGATTTTGGGAACATATAATGAGTAAAATTGTAAAATGGAAAAGAGGTAATACCTTAGTATCAAGCACGTATGTGGGTGCGCAGGGTGAAATTACGGTCAACACAGATGATTACAGTATCTACGTTCATGATGGGGTTACCCCTGGCGGGTATAAGATCAGCAACGATACTGATAGTAATGTAAGTATTGGTAATTTAGAGATTGAAAATCAAACTATACGTGGTAAGGATATTGACGCAAACCTTATTCTAAGTGCTAATGGTTCTGGATCTATTGTTACACATAATGATTTTTGGGTAGGTAATATTTTACCAAAATCAAATGTATCTTACAGTTTAGGTAGTGAAGACTATCAATGGAAAGACATCTGGGTCAGCAATAATACCATCTACATTGGTGGAATAGCAGTTACTATAGATGATGGTAATCTAATTGTTGGCGGAAATATAATTAGTCAATATGGTCCGCAAGGGCCGCAAGGACCGCAAGGTGTAAGTGGTGTACAAGGACCACAGGGTGAACAAGGGCCTCAGGGCGAACAAGGACCGCAAGGTGTAAGTGGTGTACAAG